GTCCTAGTTTTAACTTTAATTTCTTCATAGGTTAAAAACTACTTGAGACCCCGTTCATCAGCAAACAGGTTAAGGTTTACGCTAAGTAGCCAATGACCAGAGCTACTCGTTGTCCAACGTCTAGAAGATGCGTATTCCATATCTCAAGTATAAATTATTCGTAGTATTCTTCAACAGCTTTCAAGACTTCAGCAATGTCATTGGGTATCAGACGCTCCTTAAACATACCCATTGGAGTTTTGGCAGAAGTAACACCGTCCGTGTTAGTCTGGAAGAAATACTCTATCTCTTCTGTCTTCTCGTTCTTACAAATTTCAGTAAACAAGACTATGAGAAACTCCTTCTCAACTGTACCTTCATGTACCTTGCCTTGTACTTTAATCCTACGGCTGGAAGTTTCCCCGCCTGTAACTTGTGGAATCTTTACAATATCGTCAATACCTGTACATATAACAGTAGCCTTGTCATTCTTTATGCTATCCAGCATTGAACGTATTGTACGAGCTATGAAAGCCCATATATCAAACCCCTTGAAGCTGGCGTTAGCCAACGTGGCTACCTGCTCTACATACTTCGTGAAGGATTCAATAACAATGGTTTCACAGTTGTCCTCCTTGAGTACCTTGGCAAACTCTCGCGTGAATGCGTTGGGGTTGTCTACTGGGATTATGTTAAACTTATTAGCTCCGGGAAAAGGAAAGCCTTTGCGTTCCAAGTCTAGGATGTAAGTTGTCTTTGGGTCTAGGTTACGTAGTGCGGTACTCTTACCAGTTCCGCTTTGACCTATAATGCCGATTAGTGGTTTATACATTTTCTTTAATATCTACTTTAGTTTCTGGTTCAATGACACCGTAGAAAGTGTCAAATTCTTTTGGCTCATCTGCTGGCCACTCTCCCTTTAAGAGTAGCTGACCAATGATTCCGTAGTTGGTTATGTCCTTAAACGTGTCCTCTAGAGACTCGTTGTTTGGAGCAGATTCTCTATCAATGAGAAGGTTCGCCAGACGTTCTACCTTATCATACAAGCGTACTGCAAGACCTTTTGTACCGAAGCGGCTGATGTTCCTTGGCCCGTAGTCCTTCTGCTTTGCATCCAGTAGACTAACGCAGTCGGTTGCCACAAACAGCGCACGCTTACCTGCGAGCGTGTCTAACTTTATCTTCTTGAGTAACGTCGAGTTCATTTACTTAGACTCCTTCCCACCAGCAACGATAAGTTCTGGATAGACTTGTCTAGTGCTGTAAGCTTGCTGCCAAGCATATCTGCCGCAGCTAGGGTTGCTGCTGTGTGACTAACGCAGTCGTCGGATAGTACACCTGCTATATCACCGTCCTGTAGCGTAGCTTGAATGGTACTGTTAAGCGATTCAAGTGCTGCTGTGTAACGTAGCATGGTAAAGTTCTCCATGCCATCCTTGTAGGCATCTAGCCTAGCATCTTTAGTTTTCTGTTGTATGTCTTCCATCTTACTTCAGGTTCTTAACTTTTTACTTTTGACTATGTTAGGGGTGAGGGCTTTATCCCAGCTATCCTGACGCTTGGAGGTGCTAGTGCTTTCCGCTTCACTTGGACTATCTAACTTTGTCCAGTTCCTCGCGTTGTCTGGTAGCTTAACTACCTCAACATTACCGTTAATTGATGTTATAGCTTTCATAATTGAAATTGTAACGGGTCATAAACTTTACGTGTGTAGTCCATGTTCACTATTGATTCCCTGTCCTGTGCGCTGTTCGCTGTACAGAGAGGTGTGAAAGAACATAGACCAAACCGCGTTTCACAACAGGCAAAGTTACTGTAGAAAATCTTCTCTGCCTCTGCCTCCTGTTCACCGATCATGTTAACATTGTCAACGTAGTCGTCAAATTTGAATATGATTCTGTCCACAAGATCATCAACGTAGTCCCTAAACTTCGCCAGTCTGTCTTTACTAAACTCAAATATCTCGCTGCGCTCGAACTTGTTCTTGTTGGAACGCGCAAGAAAGATTCCGTTTATCATACAACCAATGTAGTCGTCAGGAAACAGCGTGTTCCAGATAAGATTATAAAACATAAGCTGCGGTGATACCTTGTACGAGGCGAAGTAAGCAGCGGTGTTGTACGCTGCTGTGGATTTGTGGTCTACGATAACAGGTCTGCCGTAGTAGGTTCCAACGAAGTCTATCGTACCGCAAAAGAGTATGTCCAACTTGGGTGTCTGCTTGTACGGGTAGGCGAAGCGCATCTCCAGTACAGGGTCGGGGTCTTTCTTTACTTCAAGTCCTGTGTCTATGCTGAAGTATTGATTGAGTAGGTTGACTAGGTGTGCTAGGTCTCTAAAGTCTTTGTCAGGTACGAGAACATCTGCGTAGTGGTCTATGGCTTTATTGATTGCTGCGTCCTTGTCACCATTCTCGTAGAAGGATTCAAGTGCTTTATGTACAGCAGTACCATACTCCATCTTGTGGTTAGAGTTACGCTTTCGTAGTCCACGGAATAGCATATACCATAGCCTACGTTCACAAGCTGACTCTTTAATAAGGGACGCATCTATCTTTACGATGTACTTGCCCTCCGGTGTTTTCTCTAAATTAAGTAATTCCATAGGTTCTTTTTAGTTCTTCTGCCTTGTCGAGCAGGGTTTTCTTTTCCTTTATAACACGCTTCTTTCGCGCAGTCTTTGGCTTCGCCAACTCTACCTTGGGTTCTGTTAGTGCAAGGTACTTTTCAAAATGCTGGAGTAACTCGTCGTCTGACATAGCCTCCAACTGTTCTACGGTACAGTCTAGTAGCTGCTCAATTGTCATAAAAGTCTATGATAAATAAAGCAAGGAACAAGAGTGTAAAGAATAAAGATGCTACAGATAAAATTGTAAGTGGCATAGGCTATCGTATCACAGCGAGCCTGTCCTGTGCGGTATCAAACTCGAAGTCTATGGTTTTCTGTTGTTCCTCTAGCCACCTCAAATCTTCCTCCTTGAGTACAAGGTTATCCCGTTTCCAAGTCTCCATGTCTTGTGCAGTTTGCAGCCAAGTGAGTAACTCACCACGCCAAACGCTAGAGTCTGCGTAGTCGTACTTGAGTTCCTTCTCTTTAATCAAGTTACGTACGGTGTCCTTGAAATAAATAAGAACACCTGTGTCTGTTTTCCGTAGGGAAATCTGAGAACGTAGTTCAGCATAGACCGAACCATACTCTTCCGAGTTGTCCACTAGGAACTTCAGACCGTCAACAAGCTTAACATACAGAGTGTTAACCGTGTAGCCTGTGTCTTCTGCCGTAACAAGTATGTCGTTTCTTCCGTCGAGTAGCCTGTCCAGCACAGGTTTTACCTTGGCTGTACTGCTTGCGCTGTACGATGAACGTGCTGGCGACGGGCGTGAGCGTAGCCTACGTAGCAGGTCTGAATGATCTTCTAAAGTTTTTTCTGACATAGTTAAATTAAAATTAAGAGTAGCGTAGTGTTTCTATGGGCGACATGGAAAAGCAAGGGGGAGTACTAAAAACCCTTACTACCGGCATCCCGTTGTAGGCTCTCCCTACACACCATGCTACGCTACTCTTTGTTTTCTTAGCCTTCGCTAGAAGGCATCAGTTCCTCCATGCGTTTGATTAACGCCTTACCCTGTTCAATATCACCAGCGGCAAACGCTGCCTTGGCTTTATTGAAAAGCTTGTTAGGAGTTTCTGTTGTAGTCTCCGGTGTCCACTTGTCAGCGTCCTCCTTGGTATAGATTACCTGATCTGGGTGCTGCTGGTCTAACTCAGCCTTGAGTTCCTCAGTTGTTTTGCCGTTAGGCTTCAACGAGTTCTTTACCGTAGACCGGATACGTGCGCTAACCTGTTGGTTCAACAAGGCTAGTGTTTTTTCCTCGCCGTACCTGCTCACTACATCTGCTGTAGCCTTGAACTCTGGTACTGCGAACTTATAGCCTTCCCAATCGCCAGACTGGAAATGCTCCATCGTGTAGTTTGTTTCTATGTTTAACATAGCATTTACTTTCTTTTACTGATGCACCTTTAACTGTTAGTGCAAAATTCATTTAACTGTTAGCAGTTAATTTTTTAACTATCTATATAGAGCAGGAATCATGCCAACTGTTACAACTGTTGAAAAATAATTCTAAAAGTTGAAAGTTTTTTCGTAGCCTATATTCCAGTTTCCAGTATTCCAGTCCCCATAGGGGGGGGTACTGGAATAATAAAACTTTGTGTACTGTGCAACTCGTGCA